CTAGGTACAAGGTACTAAGCACAAGATACAAAAGGTCAGAGCTTAAGACTCCGATTCCATCGGAGTAAACTTAGGACCTTGCCCCGAAGCTTTAATCGGGGTTCGGACTTAAGATTTAGGACTGCCTTTCTAAGGAGAAAACATATGGGTTTTTGGAAAAAACTATTTAAGAAGAAGTCTGATGAAAGAATTTCTTTTACTGTTATGAGTCGCTGTTGCCATGTGGCAAAAGAAATCCCAAAAAAATATCTAAACAGCGCTTTAATGGCTGCTAAGTTTTCCAGTGAAAGACTTGTGATAAATCCAGAGAAGCAGGTTTCGAGAAGGGCACTCAATAACGCTTGGATTGAATGGAAAAAGATCCCTGGGAATTGTCTAGGTGAGACCATCGTCCATGGAAGCTGCTCTTCATTGCTTAAGGGACTTAATTTCATCAACCCGGGAGTGTTTGAGATTCATAGGCTGAGTACTGGGACGCACTATCATGGCATCGCCTTAAGATGAATTCTCTCTCAGACAAACAGCTTCATTCTTTATGTGATTCAAACTCGAAGATCAACATATGGGAGGGAGCTGTTCGATCTGGGAAGACCTATGTAAGCCTATGGAGATGGCTAAAGGAGCTTACCTACGGCCTTCCTGGCGAATATTGTATGATCACCAGGACATATGACACCTTCAAGAGAAATCTTCTCCCACAGCTCACTAGAATGATTGGAGCAGATGTCAGATATTATGCTGGCAAGAGAGAGATGGTCATCTTTGGGAAGACTATTCATATTGTTGGCGCAGATGATGAGAGGGCAGAAAATAAGATAAGGGGACCTACATTTCAGGGAGCTTATGTCGATGAGGCGACTATCATCCCAGAATCAGTCTTCAAGATGCTAATCTCAAGATGTGCCATGAAAGGCGCAAAAATCTTCGCCACAACAAACCCAGATAGTCCTTATCATTGGCTCAAGAAAGATTACCTAGATGAAAACCCAGACGTCAAGAGCTGGAAATTTACGCTAGATGACAACCCAGAACTAACCAAAGATGAAAAAGAATATCTTCGTAGACAGTACAAGGGTATTTGGTTCCAGAGGTTCATTGAAGGTAAATGGGTGCAGGCAGAAGGCGCCATCTATGACTTTTTTGACACGTCTATACACCTCATTGATCATCCTCCAGGGCCTGCAGAATTCTATATAGCAGGAGTCGACTATGGAACGACCAATCCCTGTTCATTTGTCTTGATAGGGATAAATAGATCTAGATATCCAAATATGTGGGTAGAGTCTGTCTATTACTACGATAGTCGATTGAAGCAAAGACAAAAGACAGATTCAGAATATGCAGAAGATCTAGCGAAGTTCATAGAGGGTAAGCCCATTAAGGCAATATATATCGACCCTTCAGCAGCCTCTTTCAAATTAGAGCTCAGCAAGTCTGGCATACAAAATCTATATGACGCAGAGAATGAAGTCATTGATGGAATTAGACTTGTGAGCAAATTTCTCAGCAATGGGACCTTGAAGATATGTAGAGACTGTCAGGAGTTAATTAAAGAAATCCAGGGATATATTTGGGATCCCAAGAGCATGAAGATGGGTGTAGACAAGCCGCTTAAAGAGAGAGACCATGCCTGTGATGCTCTTCGATATGCTATTTTCACACACTTCTTTGGCAAAGAAAACACAAGACTTACACCTCGCGAGCTAGATAGGCTTTACAATGAAGCTATGGGCCAAGGAGATGAATTGCCTGCTCCCTTTAGAGATGTATCTTCAGGGATGTATATTCAGTAATCCTTTGCCCATGTAGTCCTTCATCATATCTACAAGAGACAGGCTCTAGCTTAAGATCCATCTTGTGAGCTTTTTTCATTCCACCATTCGCGGCAAAGACTACAGCAAGAAAGACAGAAAGAGTTATCAGGAAGAAAATAACTATAAAAAATTTAGCTATCTTCGGGATTTCCATTTTAACCTCTTGTTATAGGGCTGTTGCGGGCACACTCAAATTAGCTTTTGCATCAAGGTCACTTGTGGCTTCCTGCTCCTCTTCAACAACATCACTAGCTACCCCATGAGTGTCTGTCAATGTTTGGCTTATGGTTATAGTGCAGCTGGTAAAAAGTAAAGGCAAAAGAAGAAGAAAAATTCTTTTCATAGTCCCTCAAAATACGACCAAGATATGACAATCTTATTTGCCTTTCTTATGGAGCAGTCAAAAAAAATTGTCAATTATAACTTCTTGAAATATTGAGATGCGAGGAATATCATTTTCTTCTCACAAGGGAAATAATATGGAAGCCATACAATTAGAACTGTTTGAGATCCCTGAAAACGAGAAAATGATGGGTGAGATTCGTGATCTAGAAAAGTCTATAGCTAATGTCAGACGGGGTATTTTTGCTAGACATGAAGAACTGGCGAAGAAATATATGGAGCTGAGAGAAGAAGTGGAGAGACTTACTGAATCTCTCCACTTGATGAAGGAAGGGACAAAAAGCTAGGACAAAAGTTGTCCACTGACATATGTACAAATGTTCACAGGATCTCCCTTGACGACAAAGTTATATGTAGCAGGAGTTGCGAATATTTGCATTGTGTCACCTAATGCCATTGGATAAACAATGGATTGTGAGACTGAGTCATTGACGGCATTTCCTGGAGAGCTGGCGTCTCCATAAACTGTAAAAGTTGCTCCACTTATAATGATATCAGCTCTCCACTGTTGAGGGCCTGTGGCATTGATAGAAGTGCAAACGAAGGTAAATAAATACTTTCCTCCCTTAGGGGCGGTAAATAGTGCATTGGCTCCAATAGTGAAATTGTTCCCTACGTCATAAATTTTAGTATCAAATGGGACAACACTGCCTGTTCCACCAATTATTCCTGTATCAGCACTGAGATACGCCAGGAAAGAAGGTTGAGATGTGTTGGTCATTATGTTGTTGGTATCTATGAGAGCTGTAGTCGATGGAATCAGCCTTGTGCCATTATATTTGACAATGCCATTGGCTGTAGTCATAGACGTGGCGTTTGTCCCACCCTTAGCAATTTCAACAGGGACATGAGAATACCAAGAATTAATTGTCATACAAATGCCAAATTCCCTTTGTAATTTACTGCGAGCCATATAAGATTTGCCGTTAAGCAAACCAAATAAATTGAGTCATAGGCATCAGTACTAGAAACGCTACCGCCTGCGCCTGGAGTTGTGTGACTTACTGAGTTAAAAATGATTTGTTGCCCAGCAAGCTGATGAATGACCCAGCCACCAGCTCCTTGCCCTTGAACAGCAACAGCATCTCCTTGGGCTGATACTGCAGGAAGAGTAAATGTTGTCCCTCCTGCATTCGTTGCTATCCACCCATGATTAGGAGTTAATATTTGAGGTCCAAATGTTGCTGCCCAAAAAGCAGCACCAGGACCACCTGTAAGAGAAACAATTCCAGCTGCGACATTGAAATCTACTGGATTAAACTGGGCTACTCCTTTTGAGGCTGTTGTAGCATTAGCGACAGTTACAAACAACGATGGAGAAACACCTGAAGTAGATACACCTTGATTAGGATCTCCATAGATATTGCAATTGCCTGCGACAGGGCTTACAACATTTGCATCATCTGGGGTTAAAGTGAGGATCCCTCCACCACCGGCGCCTGTGATATTTACCCAAGAGGCAAGTTTAGTGAGGGGAGGAACTTGATTGACAATCTTTGTCAGCATCCAAATTTGATTGCCCGTAGTATTGATCCATGTGTCGCCAGGACTGTAGTTATGGACATCCTGAAGATTTATTGGATTTCTGTCTCTAAAATGAAGCTGCCCGGGATTGGTGTCGTTTGTGCCTAGATAACCTGTTGGATTAAAGGCAGGAAGTGAACTACTCATTAAATGAACCCTCTAAATAGTGGGGATTTTGAAATCTGCTGCCGCGTCTGTTGAGGCTGCTGTTGTGTCATTGTCATCTACGGTGTCACTTGTTTCGCTGCCATCGGCATTGGCTTGGATCAATTCGACTGTATAGTTGACTGTGCATCCAGTCGTTCCAAGGAGCAGACACAAAGCGTACAGAATATTCTTCATATTTCCCTTTTTGGCTTAACCATCTCGATAGCCATGTATTTGTTCAGCTAAAACACGATCGACGATCCTGGGGCGAATTTGAGGCCTTATGATGGTGTTTTGGTTGTTGTCTCAGATGAACCTGGACTTAGATCGATGACTGCGCCTGTTTCGTCTTTAATGATCTTCTCGCATTCTTCTTCAACAGGATTGTCAGCGCCAAGCCAATAGTAGCTCGCGAATCCTATTCCTCCGGCCACAAGGGCAATTACGACTCCAATAATCATTTTGTTCATAGTCCTCCGTTAAGTTTTGAGACCATATAATGTGGCTGATGATGTTGACGTTGTTTCTACGGTTACTCGAATTGCATTGACAGCAGTAGATGTAGAATGTGTGCCTGCTGAAATAGATGTATATAATGTTCCTGAGCGATTAGTTGAAGTTCTGCTAATCATCGCTGGGTGATTTGTCGAGTTAAGATTGAACAGCCAGATTTGAGCGCTTCCATTGGATGATACAGTCCCAGGTGCATCCCATACCTCCCAATATCCTACTTCACTACTAACATTAGTAACAGTTGTCGAATTATAAGGCGTATAATTAATTCCAGATTGATATCCTGACGACAACCATGTAGACCCATTATCTGTTGATAAGAGCACCGCGATTATACCAGAATAAGTAGACGCGCCAGAACTTGTGCTAACGTCAATAAAATATCCACTGTAAGTTGCCGATATTAGAGAGATAAAATCTAGATTTCCTGTCGCTCCTGAGTTGGTTACTGTCGCAAGTTTAACAAGGCTTCCTGTGGATGGCGCAGCCTGAAACGAAGGTAGTGCGCTAGCGCCATTTGAAGTTAAAATTTGATTTGCCGTACCAGAAGAAATAGATTGGACCGCACCAGTAGTGGTTGTCCCACCACAGATAGGCCCATATGCTGTCAATGACGATGCTCCAGTGCCGCCAAAGAGAACGGGGATTGGTTTTGTCGTATTAATCGCGTTATTCGTCATATCATCGACCAAAGTAATAAAGTGATATTGAACCTGAGGCTATATTCCCAGAACCCATATAGAATTTAAATGCATTGATACTCGTTATTGATGTATTGTATCCAACATTGAGACCGAGCCTTACGCTACCATTATGTTGCATTGTTTGACCTACTACATTTGGTAAAACAGCTTCATTAACGCCTGAGATATACAAAACACCAGATGTGCCATATCCAGCAGTTGTGTCAAGTCCTCCTGTGGCAAAAAACATAGTCGTTCCGCTGTCATTGACCCATGTTGCTGAGTTATAGGCAGCTATCTGAATTCCTGAGGTATAATTAGATGTCGTCCAGGTAGATCCTCCATTGTTTGATACAACCATTTCTATGTCTCCCCCAGAAGTCCCCGCGACAACTCCGTTTAAGACAAACATGTAAACGCCGGCCGATGTAATACCTGTGTTGAAAATCAAAGAGGCAGAAGAAGATGCCGTCAGCGCCGGACTCGCGCAGCACCCGGTAGAAATCCCGGTAGAACTGCGCGGCGAATTCGAGCTTCGCCAGCGCCGGCCCGCCCG